CCGGGCGATCCAGGTCGCGCTCCGCATGTACCCCTTCGAGGAGTCCGCGCAGCCGATGACCTACGCCGTCTGTCGCGACTGCGGGAACCGGACGCTCGAGCGTCGCCCGCCGCTCGATCACCTCGAGCCCGTCACCGTCCGCTGCGTCTTCCCCGGATGCGGCGCGGTCTTCCACCCGGCGCTCGTCGAGTTCGACCTCGCCACCTACCGCGAATCTCTCGAAGCCGCCGACGCGGCCTGACCACGGAGCCACCCATGACTCACCACCCCCGCCACGCCGCCCCCGCGGCCCGCCGCACCGTCGGCGAGTACGCCGCCCTGTTTACGCTCGCGCTCCTTTGGGCCGCCGCGTCGATCGGCCTCGGCGTGCTCCTCGCCCTCCCGCTCCTCCCGCTGATTGGACGTCTCTCGTGAAGCTCTCCACCGGCCTCCTCCCCGCGGTCGAGCACCGCGCGATCCCGAACCGGCCCGCGCTGCTGTCGACCTACCTCTCGGGCGGCGACCTCAACCTCCCGATCCCGCACGCGGGCGGGACCGAGGTGTGGATCGTCCGACTCAAGACGCCCGAGGCATCCGTGGCTCATCCCGAGGGCACGGTGCTCGCGCTCCACGTCCTGACGTCCGAGCCGGACGTCAAGCGGCACCAGACGAAGCTCGAGCTGTTCGACGAGTTCCCCGACTCGAACGCGAATCACGAGCGGCTCACCCGCGAACGCCTCGCGATCCCGGACGACGCAATGGTTCACGACGTGCCGTGCCACGGCGGCATCCGCCGGATTCTCCGCTGGCACACGGTGACCGCCTGATGCCCGGCCAGAGGCAGGACGAGGCGATCCGCTCGCTCATCCGGCGCGGGGTGCTCCCCGTCCCGGCCGATCGGTTCCGCCCGGCCCCGTCCGGCGCGCGGATCGAGTGCGCGATCTGCGGCGCTCTCGGGTACGGCCCGCTCGATCCGTCCGCGCCGGGGTTCGACGGGAAGCTCCCGATGCCCGGGCGCTGGCAGCTCGTCCACCTCCTGCCCCACACCTACGGCTGCTCCTGTGGCCTCGCGTTTGTCTCCGCGGCCGCGTGGGCGATGCACCTGTACTCCGATCGCCACGACCCGAAGCGCCATTCGCTCCGCCACGACACCCACCCCGACACCGAGGAAGTGACCCCGTGATCCGTCTCCCGAAGCTCCCGAACCCCACCCGGCCGATCCCGGCCCGCTCGGTCGATTCCGTCGCCCGCGGCCACCACGAAGCGATCGAGCACGTCTCCGGCGGCCCCCGCACCCCGTGGACGCCCCGCGAGCGTCCGAGCCTCAAGGCGGCGACCGCGTGACCGCCGAGACGCCGAAGGAGGCCCGGCTCCGCTTGCAGAAGCTCGCCGACCGCGCGGCATGGCTCCGCAAGCAGCCCGCGCCGCTCCGCCACCGCGTGATGACCGACACCGTGCTCGCCGAGGCCTACTGGCGCGACATCGAGGGGTCGACCGACTGGGCGCGGTTCCGCACCGGCCGCCGGGCCGCGGAGCTGCGGCGGGCTCTGCTCGGGAAGAAGACCCGGTGACCGGCCAGGTGCAGACCGCCCCGGCCCCGCACTTCACGCACACCGAGTTCCGGCCGGGCGGGGTGATCGTCGCCGTCTGTCCGTGCGGCGGCCTCTCCGCCCCGGCCGTGAGCCACGAGCACTCGTGCAAGCTCGGTGACGCGCACAAGGCCGAAGCGGCCGCCGCGGATCGCCAGGCCGAGCGGGATGCGCTGATTGCCGAGATGGGGCTCTGATGGTCACGCTCGTCACGGTCGAGACGGCCGCCGAGAAGGCGAAGAAGTCGGAGCGGTCGATCTGGCGCTACGTCGAGAAGATCGAGGCGACCGGCGCGATGGTCACCTACCGGATGGAGGGCCTGACCAAGACGCTGATCGACTGGGACCTCGTGGCTCCGGTCGCGATGTCGCAGAAGCGGGGGAACCCCCGGCACCGCGAGGCTCGCGCGAAGTCATAGCCTGCATGATTTGCAAGTATCTGTCGTAACTGGCATAGTTCTATATGTCGGATGGAGTGATCTATCCACACTGAAACCCCCCGCTAGGTAGCTCCGGCGGGGGGTTTCGTCATGCTCCGCGCGAGGTGGAGGGCCGGTACAGGGGTGGGCCGGAGGTGACTCCCTCGCGCGGTCTGCGGGCCGGGTGCTTTCTCACGGCACCCGGCCCGCCCTTTCACCCCCGAGGAGGTGCCGGTGTCGCTTAGCTCCGCCGCCTACCAGGCGCTCCGCCGCGAGATGCGCGATCTGTGGCGCTCGATCAACGCGCCCTGTTGGCTGTGCCAGCAAGCGATCGATTACGACGCCGAGGCGAACACGCCGGATGCGCTCGAGCTGGATCACGTCAAGCCGCGCAAGACGCACCCGTGGCTGCTGCTCGATCGTGGCAACTGCCGCCCATCGCACCATCGCTGCAACCGCGTCAAGGGTGCGGGCGGCGCTCCCGTCTCGATCGGCGAGCCGACCGAGGATTGGTGAGCACCGTGAACGCCTGTAAAGCTGTTGGGATGACCCCTGTAGCCAAGATCACGGTCAGCCTCGCCTCGCTCGCGCTCCTCGCGGGCATCACAGCGTGCGCCCCGACTTCCGAGCCCGCTCCCGTCGCTGAGGCGACCCAGACCGCATCCGCCACCCTGTCACCTGAACCGGTCGACGAGGCTGCCCAGGCCGAGCCGGTCGCCGGTGCCGCCGACACTGCCCCCGTCTGGTGCAACACCAGCGCCGCGCCGAAGATCGGGACGACCCCGTACGACCAGGGGCCACAGAAGGGCGCTATGGGCGAGGTCGAGGTGGTCGACGGCGTGCCGACGTCCTATGTCGTCGCGGACAACGACAGCCTTCCCTCGATCGGCGAGCGCTTCTGCATCGACTACGCCACGATCGTCGAGATGACCCTCGGCGCGGACGCCGAGTCGTTCCGCGAGATTCATCCCGGCGACGTGCTCGCTCTGCGCCCGTAACGCATCCACACCGCTTCGGCCCGCTCCCCACCTCGGGGGGCGGGCCTTTTTCGTGCCCGCCCCAGGGCGCTCCGCTTGCCCCTGGGGCACGTCGGCCGTGGCATCCGGTTGCGGCCTCCCCGGGGCTCCCCGAAAGGAACCACCGAATGACGCAGTACAACAACCTCAACCTCGACCAGAACCCCAACAACCGGACGACCTATGGCACGCAGCGGTGGTACGACGGGGGCAGGCTCGGGGTCTACTTCTACGACATCACCATCACCTACTCCGACATGGTGGGCGGCCGCATCGAGCACCGGTTCGAGTGGGTGGAGCTGTACTTCGCCCTCTACGGACGCTCGCAGCCTGTCCAGGGGATGACGCGCGGCGCGGGCTACATCCGCAAGTACTGGGGCCGTGACTCCGGCTGGGTCAACCTCGGCTCCGTCGGCACGGGTGCCTCGTACAGCATCGTCACGCAGCTCAACCGTTGGCGCATCAACGGCAACGAGAGCAACCGGGTCGACAGCTACAGCCCCTGGATGGGGGCGAAGTTCCACGTCCGCTCCTGACGCCCCACACCGAACGGCCCCGTCCTCATCTCGAGGGCGGGGCCGCTCTCATTCCCTCGTCGTCTAACGGCAGGACGGCCGGTTCTGGACCGGCTGGTCGAGGTTCGAGTCCTCGCGAGGGAGCGCAGTTCCCCACCACCCCAAGGAGGCCCTTCATGGTCATGCTCTCAATGAATGCCGAGACTGCCGAGTTGCAGTTCGACCTCGGCGACGGTCCGTGCCCTGCCTGCCCGGCGACGGCTCACAACGTCGCCGCTATCGGCATCCTCGGTGCCGAGCCGCCGTATGCGATCCACTCGACGGACGTCGTGATCTGCCGGGTGTGCGGGCACGAGTCGCAAACCGAGCCGGTGGATCACGCCTCGCTCGAGGCCGCGCTCGTCCGCCTGCCCGAGCCGACCGGGCCGAACGAGATGAACGGGGCCGACCTCGCCGTCCAGGTGCTCGGCGATATCGCTGAGAACCGCACGCCCGAGGCCGTCGCCCGTTTCGAGGCGTGGAAGGCGAGCTTGTCGGAGGAGGCCGCCGATGCGTGACGTAACCCTCTCCGGCGGCGTCCTCGACGGCCTGACGTTCACCGTCGCCGATGACACCGAGGCGATCGTCCACCACGCCGCACACGGCGGCGTCTACGTCGTCTCCGGCGACCTCGGCGCATGGACGCCCGCTGAGCTGAACGTGGAGCCCTCACAGGCCGCCGATCTGGGCGGGCTCGAGGAGTTCCTGCCGAAGACGCTTACCGGCCTGATCGCGCACGCCCGGATCGGCCGCGTAGTGCTGATCGTCGGGAAGACGCTCGATCAGGCGACCGCCCTGTTCGACGAGGTGGCCGAGGCGGCATCCGACGATGACCGCGTGGAGACGATCGCACGCTCGAACGGTGCCGAGCTGATCCGCTTCCAGGGCGGCGGCCGCATCTCGACCGCATCGCCTCGCTCGCTCCGCTCCCGGGGCCTGGCCGCCGACGTGCTGTTCCTCGCCGCCGGGGTGTCTGACCTCGAGCCCGATGTGCTCGCGCCGGTCATGGTGTCGCTCGCTGCGTCGAACGTCGGGCTCGTGATCCACGAGGAGGACGACCGTGGCGAAGCCTGACGCTCTCACCGGCCGCGTCCACGTCTCGATCGGGGATGGTCGCGTGACCGAGGTCGCGACGTTCCCGATTCCGCTGCGCGCTGTGCTGCACGCCGCTGACTCGACGTCGCCCTTCCCCGGAGCGACTATCGAGGTCGACGCGGTGTCGATGCACGAGGGGATGCGGGCCGCTCTGCACGAGCTGGCCGACGCGATCCCGATGCCGCCTGAGGGCGCGACCTTCGATGGAGGTGCCTCCAATGTCTGATCCTCGCGATGAGGCCCGCGACGCGGGATACCGGTTCGGCTACCGCTGGGCGGGGCCGATCATGTTCGCTCTCGGGCTCGGCGCTGTCCTGTTCGGGCTCGCTGCTCTGACTGGGGGGCTCCGGTGACCCGGGGGTTCTCGTCGTCCGCTGTGCTGATCGACGAGGTGCGGCACTTCGACGACGCTGCGCTCCACCGGCTCAAGGCCCTGTACTCGATGCCTCCCGTCTACGGGCCGGGCTCGACGTTCCTGGATGGGCTGACGTGCCCCACGCTCCCGTCCGTGCGCCTGGCCGACGTCGACTTCTCCGGGGTGCGGGAACGCATGGCGGCGGCATCCGCTCCGCTCGAGGACATGGTGCGCCGGATCGTGGAGGCCAAGGCATCGTTCGCCGCCTTCTCGTGGCGCGTCCGTCGCGATCGCCTGGTGGATGAGGTGCTGGCCCGCTACGGGGTGACCCTGCATCCGCACCCGCGGCTCGTGCATGTCGTCGTCGTCTCGCGCTCCGATTACGAGGCGCTCATCGACGGGATCGAGTACGACCCGGCCCGGGTGCCGCTGATGAACGGTCATCTGCACTTCCTGGGTGAAGCGTTCACGGTGTGGGTGATGCCCGACTGGACGTGTGACCGTGTGTCCGTCGCTCTCGCGCGCTCGATCGCTGTCGGGCTGTCCGCACCCCGGCGCGCTGCTCGCGTCGCCGCTGCGGGCCTGACACGGGTGCTCTCGCGTGGGGGTGTCGCATGACCCTCGGCGTGATGGTGCATACCGACGATCCCGAGGAGGCGTCGCTGCTCATCGACTACCTGGCCGAGCACTTCGGTCTGCTCGCGGAGGTGGTCGAGTGAAGCGCCGCTCCCTGGCATCCGTCCTCGCTCTGCTCGTCGCCGTGTTCGCTCTCGCCGGGTGTCGCCCCTCGCCGGGTGAGTCCAGCGACCGGGTGTTCGAGGTGACGCAACGCCTCGCCGATGGTCGCTCTGTGGTGTGCCTGGTCTATACCGGCTACCAGGCGGGCGGGCTGTCCTGCGACTGGCCCGGCCACCGCTGATCCGGCGCGGTCGCCGCGACCCGGCCCCCGAGGCCCCCGCCGGGGGGGGGAGGGGCGTCCGGATCGCGGCGACCGGGAGGCGGTTCCACTCCACCGGCAGCTGTTTCTCTCCCCCCGGCGATCGACCCCCATCGCGTGCGTGCGTGCGCGCGCCCGCGTGAGAGAACCCGATTCAAACCCCAGAGCGCCGCTCCGACCCCGAGTGACAGACGCCCGTCTGACCGATCGGCCGGCCGATGACGGCCTCTACCCCCAGACCCGTGTCAAGTCGCTCGGCGGTGCCGCGACGCCCCACAAGACCCCGTTCTCGCAGATCGCGCGAACGAGGCGAGCCCGGGATGCTCGGGTGCAAGCGGGGGTGTCAACCGCGAGCGGGGCGCACACGGCCATTCAGCCCTATGCCGAGCCGCCGGAAAGGCGGTGACGACCGCCCCCGGAGGCCTACCCCATGACTCTCGAACTGTCGAGCGCTCCGCTCGCTGACCTCTCCCCGCACTTCAAGAACCCGCGCAAGGGAAACGTCGATGCGATCGCCGACTCGCTCCACGTCCGCGGCCAGTACAAGCCGATCGTCGTCAACGTCGGCACCTACACCGGCCGCCCGAACGAGATCCTTGCGGGCAACCACACCTTCCTCGCGGCGAAGCAGCTCGGCTGGGAAAGCATCGCGATCGTCACCGTTGACGTCCCCGATGAGCAAGCCGCCCAGATCGTCCTCGCGGACAACCGGATCGCCGACCTCGGCGACTACGACGACGACCTCCTCCGCGATGTGCTCGGCGACGCTGGCGACCTCACCGGCACCGGCTACACCGACGCCGACCTCGAGGCGATGTTCAACGAGCCCGCCCCGCCCGCCGAGAAGTCGAGCCTCGCGTCGGAGTTCGGTACTCCCCCGCTGACGGTCCTATCGGCTCGCGGCGGCGAATGGCAGGACCGCAAGAAGGCGTGGATGGGTGCCGGGCTCCGCTCCGAGGAGGGGCGCGACTCCGCGCTGGTGTTCGAGTCCTACGCCTCCCGCTACATCAACTGGTACGACGTGAAGAACAAGGCCGAGGCCGCCGCCGGTCGCAAGCTCACCGACGACGAGGTGGCCGCGACCTGCAAGGAGCAGCTTCGCGACGTCGGCGGCGGAACGTCTGTCTTCGACCCCGCGCTCGCCGAGGTGCTGCTCGCCTGGTACTCCGCTCCCGGCTCCCGGATCATCGACCCGTGGGCGGGCGGCGCTGTCCGCGGCATCGTCTCCGCCGCTCTCGGCCGCGAGTACGTCGGCGTGGAGCTGCGGCCCGAACAGGTCGAGGCGAATCGCGCGATGATGCCCGTCGTCCGCGAGGCGGCCGCCGCTGCGCTCGGCGACGGCGACGGGTCCGCCGACTGGGTGGCCGGGCAGATCGGCGACGCGCTCGGCTCCCTGCCGGACGAGTCGTTCGATCTCGCGTTCTCCGAGGCCCCGGCGTTCCCCGCCGAGTCCCGCATCCCCGACGAGCCCGATTCGCGGCCGCGGTGGATCGACCCCGAGTGGATCGAGGGCGACTCGACCGTCCGGCTCGCTTCGCTCGAGGCCGAGAAGTTCGACATGGCGCTCGGATGCCCGCCGTACTACGACCTCGAGTCGTACTCGGACGATCCCCGCGACCTGTCGAACATGACCCCGGCCGAGTTCGACGCGGCTATGGCTCGCACGATCGCCCAGGTGGGGCGCGTGCTCAAGCCGGATGCGTTCGCGGTCTTCGTCGTCGGCTCCGTGCGCGACAAGAAGGGCCACATTCTCGACATGCGCCGCTGCATGTCCCAGGCCGCCGAGGCCGCGGGCATGGCGCTCGTGAATGACGCTGTGCTGCTGACACCCGTCGGCTCCGCCGCCATGCGCGCCGCTCGCGGCTTCCGCGGCCAGCGCACGCTCGCCCGCGTCCACCAGGAAGTGCTCGTCTACGTGAAGGGCTCGCGCAAGAAGGCCACGGATCGCCTCGGCCCCGTGTCGTTCGCCGCCGTCCGTGAGGCGGAGCAGGACGCATGAAGCCCGAACAGGTCGCTCAGGCGCTCGAGGGCCGTCGTCGCGGCCTCTCCATCGCGTCGATCGCCGCGACGCTCAAGGTCGACGAGGCCGTGGTCGCGGATGCTGTCGCGCTCGCGCTGGCCGAGGTGCCGATGCACACCGACGTCGAGCAGGAGCGGGCGCTGTCCTTCTCCCGCATCGACCGGATGATGACCGGCGTCTGGCCGCGGGCCGTGAAGGGCGAGCCCGAGGCGATCGACCGCGTGCTCAAGCTCGAGGAGCAGCGCGCCCGCCTCCTCGGCGAACCCGAGCGCATCCGCGACGGGATCACGACCGCCGTCGAGGAAACCATCGACGCGCTCGACCTCCTGCCCGAAGACGCGGCGATCGTCGCGTCAATCCGTCAGGTCGCTCGCCAGATCGACCACGCCGTCGCCTACGGCGCGTCCGTCGAGGCGACCAAGGCGATGTACCTGCTTCCGCACCTGTGGAACGGGCTCGGGAAGCTCGGGGCCACCCCCGAGGCCCGTGAAGAACTCAAGAAGCGCGCGGGGGGTGCCGATGGGAAGGGCAACGGCAAGCGCGCGACGCTCGACAGGCTCCGCGCGACCGCGCAAACGGCTCGGGCATGAGAAGCCCCGCGTCTACACGCCGCCTCTCCGGCGGCTGACGCGCAAGACGACGCACGGCTACGCCGCGATCGAGTTCGCGGAGGCCGTGCTCGAGGTCATCCTCCTGCCGTGGCAGCGGTGGCTCCTCCTCCACGCGCTTGAGCTGAACCTCGACGGGACCTACCGGTTCAAGACCGTGCTGCTGCTCGTTGCCCGCCAGAACGGCAAGTCGACGCTCATGCAGGTGCTCACGCTCTGGCGCATGTTTGCGGATGCCGCGCCGCTCATCATCGGCACGGCGCAATCGCTCGACATCGCCGAGGAGCAGTGGCGCGGCGCGGTCGAGCTGGCCGAGTCGATCCCCGAGCTGGCCGAGCAGATCGAACACGTCGACAAGACGAACGGCAAGAAGGCGCTCCGCCTCTCGACGGGCGAGCGCTACAAGGTCGCGGCGGCATCCCGTAAGGGCGGCCGCGGTCTGTCCGGCGACCTCGTGCTGCTCGACGAGCTGCGCGAGCACCAGAACTGGCAAGCGTGGTCGGCCGTCACCAAGACGACGATGGCGCGGCCCCAGGCGCAAATCTGGGCCGCCTCGAACGCGGGCGACCTCGCGTCGATCGTCCTGCGCCACCTCCGGTCGCTGGCGCACCGCGCGCTCGGCTACCCGGACGGCGAAGACGGCATGGTCGAGCTTCCGCCGATCGACGCGGAGAACCCGGACGACGCTCTCGGCATCTTCGAGTGGTCGGCCGCCCCCGGGCGCGACGTCTGGGATCGCGACGGCTGGCAGGAGGCCAACCCCTCGCTCGGCCACACCATCTCGGAGCGCGACATCGCGGCATTCGCCGGGACCGACCCCGAGTGGGTGTTCCGTACAGAAGTCCTCTGCCAGTTCGTCTCCATGCTCGGCACAGGGCCTTTCCCGGCCGGGTCGTGGATCACGAGCCTCGACACCCGAGAAGACCGCGCAGAACGCGGCGTGCGGCGCGACATGTCGCGTCCGGCTACCTACGGCATCGACATGTCGCACGACCGGTCGATGATCCACGTCGCGATCGCCTTCTACGACACCGAGGGGCGGATGCGCGTCGAGCTGGCGGCATCCCGCTCCGGCCCCGACTGGCTCGTCCCGTGGCTGACGTCCAAGGACCGCAAGGTGAAGCCCGAGTATGTGGCGCTGCAAGCTCGCGGCGCGCCTATCTCGGCGCTCCTCGGCTCGCTCACCGACGCCGGGCTCTCCCCCTACGAGTGGGGTGGGTCCGAGCTGGCGGGCTGGCACGGCCGGTTCTTCGACCTCATCGCGAAGGGCGTAGCCGAGGAAGACGCCGAGGTGCGCCTGACGCACGGCGAACAGCCGCTCCTCGACGTCGCCGCCGGTTCCGCGGGCAAGAAGTCCCTCGGCGACGGCTGGGTGGTCGACCGCCAGGCGTCCGTCGCCGATCCCTCCCCGCTGGTCGCGGCCATTGCGGCCGTCGGTCTGCTGCTCACGAATCCCGCGCCGAGCTTCGTCTCGGCCTACGAGGACGGCGACCTGCTCGTCCTCGACTGAACAGGAAGGGGACCGCATGGGCCTCCTCGACGGACTCTCTTCGATCTTTACCTCGCGTACCCACGGCCAGCAGGTCGATTGGCTCGGGCCGACGTTCCGCGGCATGGTGCTCGGGCTGACGCCCGAGGAGCTGTACCGGACCCAGCCGCACCTCCGCACGGTGCTCTCGTTCGTCGCTCGCAACATCGCCCACCTCGGGCTCCACGCATTCGAGCGCGGCGAAGACGGCTCGCGGACCCGGCTGCGCTCCGATCCCCTCGCGCTGCTGCTCAAGAGCCCGAACGACTCGATGACGCAGTTCGAGCTGCTCGAAGCGCTCGCGTCGGATATGGGCCTCTACGACGTCGCGTACTGGTGGGTTCACGAGGACGCCGAGCGCGAGTCCGGCTGGTCTATCCGACCGATCCCGCCGGACTGGGTGGCCGAGCAGCGGGGCGGGAACGCCTTCCGCCCGGCGGAGTTCGTCATTGTTCCGCCGAACGGCGAGCGAACGCCGATCCCCGCCGAGCAGATGCTCGTGTTCCACGGCTGGAACCCCGGCCGCCCGAAGCACGGCACCTCCCCCGTCGAAACGCTCAAGCAGGTGCTCGCGGAACAGGTTCAGGCCTGGTCGTACCGCGAGCAGGTCTGGCAGCGCGGCGGCCGCGTCGGCGCGTACATCACGCGGCCGAAGGAGGCGCAGTGGTCGGATGCCGCGCGCGAACGGTTCGCCCGCGACTGGAAGGACCGCTGGACCGGCAAGGACGGCAAGAAGGCGGGCGGCACGCCGATCCTCGAGGACGGCATGACGCTCAACCGGCTCGGGTTCTCCGCCCGCGAGGACGAGTGGGCCGAGGTCGCGAAGCTCGCGCTCGCCACTGTCGCCGCGGTCTACCACGTCAACCCGGTCATGGTCGGCATCCTCGACAACGCGAACTTCTCGAACACCAAGGAGTTCCGCAAGATGCTCTACTCCGAAACGCCCGGGCCTACGCTCGCGCGGTTCGAGGACCGCATCAACGCCTTCCTGGTGCCCCGCGTCTCCCCCGGTGTCGACGCCTATGTCGAGTTCAACATCCAGGAGAAGTTGCAGGGCGACTTCGAGGAACAGGCCGCGATCCTCTCGACGTCCACGGGCCGCCCGTGGATGACGGCGAACGAGGCGCGCGGACTGCGGAACATGCCCGCGATCGAGGGCGGCGACGAGCTGGTCATCCCGCTCAACGTGCTCATCGGCGGCCAGGCGTCGCCGCGCGACTCGGGTAGCCAGAACGAGAAGACCGCCCGCGCGCTCGAGGACATCGGCGAGCTGCGCGTGCTCCCCCGCAAGGGCGGCCGCACGGTGCGGGCGAAGGCCCAGGCCCCGCCGACGCATCACGCGAAGGCCGAACAGGTCATCACCGCCTACTTCAAGCGGCAGCGGGCATCTGTGCTTTCTCGCCTCGGGTCGAAAGACCCCGACTGGTGGGACGGCGATCGCTGGGATGCGGAGCTGGCGACGGACCTGCTCGCGCTCGCGCTCAGCACGACGCCCGTCGTCGCGAAGGCCGCGCTCGAGAAGGCCGGACTCGACGAGTCCGCCTACGACGTCGGCCGGACGCAGCGGTTCCTCGCCGAAATGGCGAAGGCCCGCGCCGGGGCGATCAACTCGACGACCCGCGACCAGCTCGCGGCGATCCTCGACGGCTCCGGCCCCGAGGGCGTCACCGACCCCGCCCACGTCTTCGAGAAGGCGGAGGGCTCCCGTACCGCGGCGATCGTCCTGACGCTGCTCACCACGTTCGCGGCATTCGCGACCGTCGAGGCCGCCAAGCAGAACGGCGGGGCGACCAAGACCTGGATCGTCACGTCCTCGAACCCGCGTCCCTCGCACGCCGCCATGAACGGCCAGACCGTCGGCATCGACGAGCCGTTCTCGAACGGCGCGAAGTGGCCGGGTGACCCCGCTCTCGGGGCTGACGGCGTGGCCGGGTGCGAGTGCGACGTGGAAGTCACTTTCGGCTGAAAGGAGCCACCAATGCACGTCAAGTCCCTGCCGGTGAAGTTCAAGACCTCCGTGGAGGACGGGCTCAAAGAGGGCGAGTTCCTGGTGTACCCGTCCACGTTCACGCGGACGCCCGATTCCTACGGCGATGTCGTCGCCAAGGGCGCGTTCCTCAAGGGAATCGCGAAGCGCAAGGCCGAGGGCACCGTGCTCCCGGGCCTGTTCGGGCACCGGATGGACGACCCGCACATGTTCATCGCCTCCGCGATCGACGAGGGCGAGGACGAGCACGGCTGGTGGGTCAAGGGCGTCTTCGACCTCGAGGACGCCACGGCCGCGAAGGTCTACCGGCTCGTGAAGTCCGGCCGCATCCGCGAGCTGTCGTTCGCGTACGACGTGCTCGAGGGGGCCGACGTCGACCTCGGCGACGGCCGCAAGGCCTACGAGCTGCGCGACCTCGACGTCTTCGAGTTCTCGTTCGTGCCGGTCGGCGCGAACCGCGACACGTCCGTTGTCGCCGTCAAGTCTGCCGTCGCCGCCCTGGTCGACGGCGCTACCGCCGCACCCGTCATCGGGGCGAAGACCGCCGACGCCATGCGCGCGGCCGTCGTCGCGCTCGAGGCGGCTGCGGCATCCATCAAGGCCGCTCTCGCCGACCCCGGCGAGGGCACTGCGGAACCGGCATCGACCGGCGGTCACACCGACGTCAAGGACGAGGGCGCTACCGGCGTCAAGTCCGAGGGCGTCGGCCTCAGCCCGTCCCGTCGTCGCGCCCGTGCCGCCTACCTCATCGCCCAGGCCCTCTGAGGGCCGGAAACGGAATCACTGTGAACCTCAAGAAGCAGCTCGCGGACCTGCAGAAGTCCATGCGCGCGATCGCCGAAGGCGCGAAGGCGTCGGGTCGCGATCTGACCGACGAAGAGATGGATGACCTCGAGGCCAAGGCCGCCGAGGCCGACACCCTCAAGGGCAAGATCGAGCGCTCCGAGAAGTCGGCCGCGCTCCTCAAGCGCATCGGCGGCAACGCCTCCGAGGCCGAGCCCGCGCAGGACGAGCCCGCCGAGAAGGCCGCGAAGTCGGTCGGCGCGCACTTCATCGCCAACCTCAAGGGCCGCTCGCTCCGCGAGAAGGGCACCATCCTGACGCCGGAGTACAAGGCCGCGTCGGACGTCCAGGTCGTGAACGGCCAGGCGGGCGGCTACGCGCCGCTCCTGCTCGATCGCGAGACGCAGTTCGTCCACGAGAAGCGCGAGCGTCTCGTCGTCGAGGATCTGCTCGGCTCCGGCACCGTCTCGGGCAACGCGATCACCTACCCGGTGTTCGGCGCGCTTGAGGGCGGCACCGACTGGCGCTCGGAGACGGGCAAGATGTCCCAGCTCCACGTCGGCGACCCGACCTGGAAGACCGACGCGCTCTCGGAGGTGTCCGGCTTCTTCAAGATGACCGAGGACATGGCCGAAGACCTCGACTACATCGTGAGCGAGATCAACTCGACCGCGCTGTACGACCTCGCGTCGCGCTCCGAGTTCTCGATCCTGAACGGCGACGGCACCAACCAGTCGCTCCTCGGGCTCCGCAACCGCTCGGGCGTCCAGACCCACGAGCAGGGCACCGACACCGTGGCCGACGCGATCTTCAAGGGCATCCGCCGCGTGCAGACCGCCTCGGGCTTCTCGGCCGACGGCATCCTGATCCACCCGCTCGACTACGAGAACCTGCGTCTCGGCAAGGACGACAACCAGCAGTACTTCGGCGGTGGCTACTTCCAGGGCGCGTACGGCAACGGCGCGATCCTCCAGGTGCCCCCGATCTGGGGTCTGCGCACCGTCGTCTCGCTGGCCGCTCCGCTGGGCGAGCCCCTGGTGGGCGCGTACCGCCCCGCGGCGAAGGTCTTCAACAAGGGCGGCGTCCGCGTCGAGTCGACCAACTCGGACGAGGACGACTTCACCCACGCCCGCATCACCGTCCGCGTGCGTCGCCGCGTCGGCCTTCAGGTCAAGTACCCGTCGGCCTTCGTGAAGGTCGCGCTCAAGGCTGCGACCACCCAGTGATCCACCGCGCGCCCGGCTCCCTCTCTCGGGGGCCGGGCGCGCCTGGTGCGCGAAAGGAGCACCCCCGCATGACGCTCAAGACCTACTCAGTCGACATCGGCGGCATCCCTCACCGAATGCAGCTCAACGAGGTGGACGCCGAACGCCTCGGCAAGTCGCACACGATCGAGGTCGTCGAGGCGAAGGCCGCCGCGAAGCCCGCGAACAAGGCCGCGCCGAAGCCCGCGACCAAGGCCGCCAAGGCCCCCGCGAAGAAGGCCCCCGACAAGCCCAACGACCCGCCCGCGGACCCCGCCGACGAATCGGCCGGCACTGGCGACGTCGACCCCTCCGACCCGCCCGCCGACCCGGCGGCTGACGGCTCCGACGACTGGTGAGGTGACCGTGCCCGAAGAACCCGACGCATTCGCGTCCAATGCGCTCATGGAGTCGCGTTCTCAGGGCGCGATCACCACCGGCTCGCATCCGCACCTCGCGGACGAGCTGCTGGCGGCTACTCGTGCGATCCGCGAGTTCTGCCGCTGGCACATCGCTCCCGCGCGTCAGGTCACGTACCGGCGCGCGGGGGCGAGCCCCGATGACATCTACTTGCCCGCGATGGAGGTCGCGTCAATCGACTCCGTGCGGGTCGACGGCGTGGCCTGGTCGGCCGATCGCGTCGCCGCGGTCGAGTTTGATCCGCTCACGGGCTGGACGAATATCTACGGCCGCCGCGTCGTCGTCGAGTTCACCGCCGGTTTCGACGAGGTGCCCGCCGACGTCGTGGGCGTCGCGCTCGAACTGGCCGCCAACGGCCTCGGCACGTCGCTCGGCCAGACCCGCGAACAGGCGGGCACCGTCGCGCTGACGTTCGATCGCGTCGGCGGCGGCGTCGACCCCGCGGGATCGCTCGGCCGCCGCCTGATCCCCTACCAGATCGGCCGCGTCGCATGAGCGCCGTCCGGCGGCACACGATTGGCGTCCTCCGCGCCCCGCTCGTCGACGACGGGCGCGGCAACCAGGCGCGCGATTGGTCCGCGGCGGTCGAGAAGCCCTCCTACGGCTGGGCGATTGACTCGGGCTCGACCGACGTCGACACCGAGAACCGCGAAGGGGCCGCGATCGAGTACACGCTGCGCGGTCCCTACGGGGCCGACGTGCTCGCGAGCGATCGCGTGCGCCTCATGGGAGGCCTCTACGTCGTCGAGGGCTCCGTGGGCCGCCAGCCCGGCGTTTCGGCCCTCACATCGCATTCCATCGTCCGACTCATCGCCTGGGAGGGCTAATGGTCAAGTCCGTCCGCGTCAAGATTCACTCCCCCGGGGCCGTCGCGATCCTGCAATCCGCGGGCGTTGCCGCCGACCTGGCCGCCCGCGCCGGTCGAGTCGCGGCCGCCGCCGGTCCCGGCCATGAGGTGAGCGTCACCACGAACCGGGATCGCGTCGTGGCATCCGTCCGTACCGCCACCAAGGAGGCGCGGGCCGCCGAAGCGAACAACCGCGCGCTGTCCCGCGCGATCCCCGCGGGCGGCTGAGGTGGCCGAACTACTGATCCCCGCCGACGACGAGGTGGCGCTCGTCGCCGGGCTCAAGCCGGTGCTCGGGGTGCAGGTTGGCACGCGCATCCCGCCGGGCAAGGTGCCGAAGGAGTTCGTGCGGATCGTCTCGCTCGGCGGGTCGCCGCGCGACCTCGTGTCCGACACCTTCCGGCTCGCCGTCGAGGCATTCGCCGACACCGAGGGCCGGGCGCGCGCGCTCTGCGCTCTCGCCGTCGCCCACGCCGAGGCCGCGGGCCGCTCCGGCTCCCTCGGCGGGGTGACGTGCTACGACGTCGCCGCCGAGGGGCTGCCGGGCAACCTCCCGCTCCCCTCGCTCCCGACTCACTTCCGCTACACGGCCACCGTCGCCGCCGCTCTCCGGCGCGCATCGGCCTAGTAGCTCCTCGCACCGCCCCGACCTGGGGCGGCGCTTCGCTACGCCTGAAAGGGGCACACGCATGAGCGTGAACAGCAAGAACGTCTTCGTCGGCGCGCCGGATCAGGCGACCACGGGCGCGATCCTCACCGGCCCGCGCACGAACACGATCCCGAAGGGGATCGACGACTTCGTGTTCGACGGCCTCAAGGACTCGGGCTACGTGAACGAAGACGGCGTGACCATCACCCCGTCGGAGACGACTGAGACGATCCGCGACTGGGCGCTGAACGTCGTCCGGCGCATCCTCACCGAGTTCGACGGAACCCTCAACTGGACCCACCTCGAGCTGTCCGTCGGCGCGCTCAACACCTACATGGGCGAGGCCCAGGTCGAGGTGAAGGCGGCCACGGCGTCGAAGGGTACTCAGACGCGCGCCGCGATCGCGGGCAAGGAGCGCCCGGTCAAGGCCTGGTACTTCAAGGTCAAGGACGGCGAGCGGCGCATCGTCGTCTTCGTCCCCCACGGCCAGGTGACCGAGCGCGGCGAGATTCCGCTGTCCGCATCGGCCGCGGTGACGCTTCCCGTCACCCTCTCGACCTACCCGGACACCGCGGGCAACTCGATCTACATCTACACGGACGACGGTGTCGTCTCGGGTGCCGCTGCGACCTGATTCGCGCGCACCACACCAAAGCCAGAGGGCGGCCCGCGGGGGAACCGGGCCGCCCTCTGCTGTTCCCCGCCGTTCCCCCACCACTCACGAAAGCGAGCCCCTCATGGGTTACAAGATTCCCGACTGGAAGAAGTCGATCGACCAGAACAAGTACGACATCGAGACCCCCGAAGGTGTCGTCTACCAGCTCCCGAAGGCCGAGTACCTGACCGGCCGTCAGGCCGACGCTCTCGCGGCCGC